GGACATGCATTCTGTTCACACAATCACTACAACTGGTATATTCGTGCAGGACATTCATCACACACTCCAACTGGAGATGAAGGAGCATCAGCTGGCGGACAAGGTCAGTCTGCAGATAGCTCTTCCGATCAAGGTTGCTGCGGTGGCGATGGAGGTCCAGGACTGTACGGATTTGGCGGAGGAGGCGGTGGCGGAGGCTACCATGGTCCAGGAAACGGTGCAAACGGTGGTGGAAACGGCGGAAATGCTACAAACTATAACGGTCAGTCAAACAATGGAGCACAAGGTATTGACGGAACAGGCGGCGGAGGCGGCGGAGCAGATAATGGTGGATCATCAGGACGTGGTGGTAATGGAACATGCGTTATTACATATTGGTTGAAGGAGACAGCATAATGACACAAAAAAGAGTAGCAGTAGTGCAAGATGGTTTAGTCAATAATATAATTATTGTAAACGAAGAAGACTTTGAAACTTTAAAGTCTGATGTAGAATCAAGTCTTGGCGGAGAGTTGATTGATGCAACAGATTGGGTAGACACAGATACTGAAACCCCTATTGGTCAAGTAAGTCCTGGATTTACTTATTCTAATGGAATTTTTGTTAAGCCAGAACCTACACCAAATACAATTACAGAAGAAGATATAGCAAGATCATTGGCAAAATTTGCAGCAGACGTTGCAAGAGGAGATAATCCAGATTATAACTCATTGCCAGAAGGTGCCACAGGCCCAAGAGAGGAGAATAACTAATGCCAATTACATCAATACCAGAATCCATTGCTCCAGCGCTTTGGACATATACATACCTACAGGCTCCAATTAATGGCCAAGGGTTCACGTATTTTAACATTCCGTCAGCAGTAGAAACAAAAGGAAATATTGCAGCAGGTGCGACAGCAACATGTGATATCTCATCATTTAACGTTTTTGCAATGACATGTCTTGGAAACATGACACTAGCATTTTCTAACATTCCAACAACTGCTAAGGCAGCATTTTGGCAGGTTGAAATCAAAGCTGGAGGATCTTACTCAGTGACATACCCAGCATCAGTAAAATGGGATGGAGGCGGAGCTTCTAACGTAGCACCACTTCTTTCAACAAATACAACAGTACTTAATTTTTACACAAGAGACGGCGGAAGCACGATCTACGGATCATATGCTTTTGCTGATCTAAACGTATAGGAGATAATATAAATGGCAGTCAATTCCACCACTAAGTTAACGGTTCTACCAGGACTAGATTCAACAATGCAATCAAACATGCAGGTTGCCCTAAACTCAAATGCTACATTAGCATCAGTAATTTCTGCATCTGGTGGAGTTTCTACAAAACTGCTTAAGCCAGTAACTGTAAAGTTTAACGCTACAGGTAACTGGACACGTCCAGCTAACACAATGTCTTCAGTAGAGGTCATTCTAGTTGGCGGCGGAGGCGGCGGCGGAGGCTGCCACGCATCAGGTCACTCTGGCGGAGGAGGCGGAGGCGGACAAGTTATTAGACGTTTTGTTGACATATCATCTGTAGCAACAGGTTCAAACATTTTAGTTACAATCGGCGGTGGCGGAGGAACAGTTTCTGGAAATAGCAATAATAATGGTGGTAACGGAGGAAACTCAACATTTGGTTCATTTTTAACTGCAGGCGGAGGCGGCGGCGGAGCAGGTTACGGACAAATTGGAGCTCAGGGAACTGGAGGCTCATCTGGCGGAGGTGGATCTCGTGGAGACCATGCAGCTGGTGGCGGAGGCGGCGGAGCTGGGCAAACTGGACAAAGAGGGTATTGCTTTATGAACCATGCATACTGGTATGTAAGACCAGGATACGGTTCTTATAACCCAACAGGTGCAAATGGTGGAGACGGAGCATCTTCTGGAGGAACTGGAATGGAATCTGGTTCATCATCTGATCAAAATTGCTGTGGTGGAAACGGCGGATACGGTCTTTACGGATTTGGCGGAGGCGGCGGAGGCGGCGGAGATTACGGAGTTGGCTCAGGTTCAAATGGCGGCGGACAAGGCGGATCTCGTGTAAGCTATTCTCCATACGGGCAAAATGGTTCAGCAGGAGTAACTGGAACTGGCTCAGGCGGTGGAGGTTGCTCAAATGGTGCAACATCTGGTGCAGGAGCTTCAGGAACTTGCTTAATTACATACTACGTAAAAGAGAGCGCATAACATGTACGCCGTAGTTGAAGGCAACAAGGTTGTCGCATACGGCACAGTAGAGCAGATACTAAATGTTTCTATTGGTGAGGATGGAATTAAAAACGTAATCAAAGATAACGACTTGGTAGAAGTTATTACAACAATTAAATATGATTCTGACACAGAAAAACTAATTTCTGTAGAGCCATACCTAGATGGAAAGAAAGTTTATTCTGTTAAAAAAGAAAAACTTTCTCAAGAAGAAATTAAAGCTAATATTGAAGCCCTTGTGGATTTTGAACTTCTTTCAATGCAGGGCAGAAAAGATAAGGCGGCTAAAGATTATATCAAGGCCCTCGAATCTATTAAGAAATCAGCGGAAACAATCTCAATGGTTGAATGGCCAAGCAAGCCATTGGAGGCAGAAGCAGAATAATGTTAGGTAATCAGAGATCAGTTTTTAAAAGAAATCGTTTTACTCAAAGAGGACTACAGCTTTGGGTAGACGCAGCTCTTCCAGGAACAGTAACAAGAGACGGATCAAATAAAGTATCTTTATGGAAAGACAAAACTCTTAACGTAAGAAACTTTGCACAGGGAACAGCAGCACAGCAACCAACATATCTTCCAACAGGAATTAATGGTTTAGGAGCAGTCTATTTTGATGGAGCAGCATTTAATATGCCTTTTTCAGACGCAGCCCTTTCTTACATTGCTAATAGTTCATTCACAATTGTCTATGTTGCAACCAAAACAGCTGGAACAGCAAATCAGTATGTAATTGGCGGACAAGGAACTGGTACAAGAAACAACCTTATCATGGGATACGTTTCTGCAAACACATATAAGTTTGGTCTAGGAAATGATGATCAAAACGCAATTGTTAATGTTGTAAACGCAGGTGTGCCAGAGCTGTACTTGGTTACATTTGATTCAACAACATTTGAAAGAAGAATTAGAAGAAATACACTTGATGAAGGACTTGGAGCATCTTCAGGATCACTTTCTGGAATGTCTGGTCAGGCGCTAGGAAAGTATCTTTCATCATTTGGAAACTTTGCACTAGGAGAACTTTTAATTTATAACAGAGTTTTGACAGCATCTGAAATCAACGGCGTTGAGCGTGACATGATGTCAAAATGGTCAATTTCTTAAGGTAGATAGGAGAAGCAATGTCTGTAACGTATGAGTATTACTCTCCACAAAGATTTGGAGACCCTACTACACTTACAACAACACCAGTAAACCTGTACACATTTGATCAAAAATCAATTATTAAGCAGTTGCTGGTTTCAAATATTTTTAATGGTTTGCTAACATTTTCTATGTATCTTGTTCCATCAGGGCAGGTTCTAAAAGAGCAGTACAAGCTTTTTGGAGATGTACAGGTAGATGCAAATACAGTATTAACAATTGATCTTAACCAGGTTGTTTATACTGGAGAAGCTCTATATGTTCATGCAAATGTTGCAAACGGTCTAAACGTTGTTCTTTCTGGAGTGCAAATATTAAATCCAGTTGAAGCATAAACTAGGGTTAAATAGTGAATCCCCATGGCCTACAAACAATATGGAAATGTAGTAAATACACTAAACATTAAAGCTAAAAATATATTCAATTGGAATACAAATTATCCTGATACTTATGGATACACAAATTTAAATGCAGTAAATGCCCACACAATTATTAAAAGATCTGGAATAAGAATTGCTACTGGAACTGGAGCACTTTTAGGATTCGTTCCTTCCCTTATCGGATTAAACTTTGATACAGCTTCTCTTATCTTGAGAAATGCTGGATTTACTCCAGATCCAAACTATATATATTCTAACAGTATTGGTTTTCAGCAGTACTTGTCTCAAGGCGGATATGTTTCCGCACAAGCACCAGCACCTTCATCATCATCTGGAACTTTGCTAGCATTTGGTTCTAGCGTAAGAATGGACGTCATTCTTTATACAGCAGTACCTATCGACACAAGCACAGTCCCAAATGCTCCCCTATGGTCAAATGCGGTATCTGGAGACTCTTCTGTTACTCTAACATTTCTTACTCCTGCAAATGGTGGATCTCCAATAACATCATACGAATATTCAATAACGTCTGGAGCCTCTTGGACTAATATTGGGCTTCCAGTAAATAATACTTTTACTGTTTCTTCTTTAACAAATGCAGTTAATTATACTTTTTATATTAGAGCCAGAAATATTAAAGGGCCTTCTGCTTCTTCTTCTGGTGTAACAAAGTCACCAAGTAGTGGATCTGGGGGAGGAAATTTAACAGTTCCAGGAGCCCCAACATTTACAGTTTCTTTTATTACAAACACTTCATTTAGAATTGATTTGACTCCACCTCAAAACACAGGCGGAACAGACATTATAAGATATCAGCACACTCTAGACAACGGAGTTACTTGGGTAAATGACTTTACAAATACTGGACCAATTACAGTTTCATCTCTAAGTCCAGGATCTAATTTTCAGGTTGGTTTAAGAGCAGTTAACTCAGTTGGAAATGGAAATTCAAGTGGCATACAAACTGTTTCAACAACACAAATTGTTCCAGACCTTATAGGAATATCTGTAAACGCCGCTAAATCAATTATTACAGCATCTGGATATGTGTACGGAGACGGAACACTATCTGCATCAAATAACCAGTTCTTCTTGGATTATCCTGGTGGATATGTTACAGCCCAATCTCCAACAAGTGGTGCAACCTTATCTGGTGGCGGAACAGTAAGACTTGACTTTACTCAATATCTATCAGCACCATCATTTGGAACAGTTCCAAGTGTTATTGGATTAACCTTATCAGAAGCTGTGACAAGAATTCAGCAAGCAGGATATTCAAATATAAATTATATTACTACTTCTGATCCAAACAGAGTTTATCAGCAGATATATGCACAAAATCCAGTTTCTGGAACTGCGGCACTTGTTAACACACAAATAAATATAAGCTATTCAGATTATACTGGATCTATTTCAATTCCCACAAACAATACAAGACCGTCAATTACCTATGACAATCTTTATGTAGGATCTAAATTTGCTGCGGTACCAGGATCTTGGACAGACAGCCCAACATCATATTCATATCAATGGTATGACTCAAACGGAAACAATTTTTTAAATGCTACTTCAGCAACGTATACGGTAACAAATGTTGCAGTTTCTAGATCTGTAGGGCTTAAGCTTGCTGCTACAAATGCAGTTGGCACAAGTGAGTATGTTTCTGCTTTAAATTTTTATGGGCCAATTAAATCACTTGCACAACCAACGCTGGTTGAATATGGCGCAACTAATCCAAGACAAAAAACACAACTTAATGTAAGATGGTCTGGCGGAGACTCTCCATTTTATTTTGTTGGCGTGTATAAGCCAGGCACTTCTTCTTATATAACAACTAGAATTGTTACAACGGAATCAGCCTCAATAACTGGGCTTGGTGAAGGAACAAACTATTACGTTCAAGTTTTTGGAAACAATAACAATGAATATTCTTCTGGATCTAAAACAAGTCAAGTCTTGTCTACAGTTTGGGCTGCAGCATCTTCAACACCTGTTTTAAATTCTGCAATAAAGTCTGGAAATGTAATTAACTTTACAGCTACAAAAGGTTCTAATACTGGAGCACTTTATATGATTTTAGAAACAACAAGCGGAGGGTCTGTGCAAAATGCTGTGGCACAATATTTTGGCTATGATCAGTCTACAAGTAGTGTTTCTGGTTCATATACTGTAACTGATGTTGCACCTGGAACATATAGGCTTACTGCTTATGGCTGGAATGAAGATTATAATACTTCTATAGCTGGTTCTTCTGTTCAACTTACGATATAATGGAGAGATATGTCATACTATCTTAATGTAATAAAAGACAATCCGCTAGGCCTTTGGCCACTGGATGAGTCTACATTTACTACAGCAAATGACATTTCTGGCTGCGGAAATCACGGAAGTTATACAGGCTCATTTTCTTCTAATATAATGCCACTTGTATACGGTGGATCATTTTCTACTAAAATTACAGACTCTTCTTTCATAACATATTCAGCCGATAAAAATTTCTATAAAAATTCTGGCTACGGCGGGTTTGCAACATCTCAATATTCAGATAACGATTTTTCCTTAGAGGTCTGGTTTAAACAAAAAATATTGACTTCTGCACTTACTCCAATTTTAGCAGATACAACAAATTCAATTGGAATTTTCTATCAAAATGGAAATATAATTTTTAAAATTGGATTAGAGTCTTTAAGTTATAAACTTTCTTTTTCAGAAAAAGCAATGCATATAGTTGTCAAATATGGCGTTAATACTATGGAAATCTATATTGATGGAAAGCTAGCAGCATCAAAATCTTTATATAATTTTAAATTTACAAATTCTTCAATCGCATTTAAGTCTGGACCAACAGCAGTTTCTGATAGCATGCTTATTGATGCACCAGCAATATACAGATATGGACTTTCTGAATTCCAGATATATAAGCATTATTATGCTGGGCTAGAACATACTCAGCCAATTCATATAGCAGGCCCAGACAACGGCCTCCTTCTTGGATTACATGGACAAAACATTCCTCCAGTTTTTGTATATGAGTATACAAAAGATTCTCAATGGCAATTATTTTTAGATGAAAATACATACTACGACGAAAAAAAGAAGTATATAGGCTTTAATCAAACTGAAGCGGCAGAAGTTAAAGAATTTATTATTGAAGATGTATTTCATATTCCATCTGCGGCACCTATTGTCTCCTCAAAAGTAGAATGGCGTGGCGACAAAAACATATCCGTCTTGACTTCTTTAGATGGAATTACATATGTTGAGTGTACAAACGGGTCCTCTCTTCCACAATTTAATAAAGAGTCTTTTACTGGATCCAATGTTGTTTATGTTAAAATAATAATGACAACACAAGACTCATCCAAAGACCTTCCTAGACTTTCTTTTTTTAAGATTTCATTTTATGACAAAAAAGAATTATATGCTCATAATTATGGCTACTATGCAGAGTCAGACAAGGAGTATGACTTTGCAAACTTTAGTTACCCAGCTTTAATTAGGCATCCAAATGTTGGACTTAAAACAAAAGGAACTGGCGGCTTTAAGGTTTCCGTAGACCAAGAAGTTAGGTCTATTGAGTTTCTGTTTACCCCACACTCTATTTCAAATAATGTTGTTTTTTATTCTGGGATTTCTGGCCTTTATCCAGAGACAAAGTTTGGCTGGAACGGTTCTGGATCCCTTAAGTCTAATATATCTAAGGTTTATATAAATGGTGTAGATAAGTCAGCTGTTTCAAATATTCAAAATGAATTTATAGTTGGTGAACCACACCACGTTGTTCTTGTATTTACAGAGCCAATTTTAAATGTATTACAGTTTAATTATTTATCCCCATCTAATTATGGCCCATCATGTAGTTATCAAAATCTGGCGCTTTATAAATATGAGCTAATCCAGACAATGGTTCTAAACCACTACAATCTATATTGTGGCAAGCCTTCTATTTCTGCCTCAGATTCGTCACTCACCCTGACAGAATCTTCAGTGACAACATATAACCAAGACTATCTAGTAGTATCTAGCGCCTAATTTTGTCATTTTAGTTGACAAGATCTGGACTTATATAGCATAAAATGGTAAAATAAAACAATGGACATTAAAAGCATGAAAAAGCAGATCGTCGAAGAGACGACTTTGGGTATTTACGTATGGGAAATGCCAGATGGACGCTGGATTGGCGATGACGATGGCAACTTCCTGTCTGTTACTTCTATGAAAAACAACCGTGTAAAAATGGACATGCTTGCAAGAGAAGTTAGATCTTTCGGAATCTATGAGGGCCAACCAAAGTTTCTTTCAGGACGCAGAAAGATTGACGATGAAGAATTTGAATACCAAAAGCAAAGACTTAACTGGGGATTGGTTCCAGACCAGCTTGACATCGGTGTTTACAAAGACGAAATGAAGGCGGCTAAAAAGCGATGAAAGCTCAATACGAAGAAGACGTAGAGTCTTTAGACAACGAAATCAGACTGAGCACATATGCCGACATGGTTCGTTTTACAAAAGCTCAAGAAGCTGGTTCACCTGATGAATTTAAAATCTCTGCAGAAGAAATGCAGAAGATGTCTGGAATGTCTCCAGCATTTAGACGTAAGTTAAGTAGAGAACTTTCAAAAGCCTTTACAGGAAAAGACGGGGCAGAAACACAGCAGAGCCTTTTAGCACAAGCAATCACAGGGTACGCATTCCTTGATGTTATTGAGCCAGTATATAACCTAGAGTATTTATCAAGACTTTATGAAATTTCTACATATAATTATGCAGCATGTAATGCTAAGACATCAAACATTGTTGGTCTAGGATATCAATTTTTAGAAACAAGAAAAACAAATGATGCGCTTGATGGAATCAGCGATCAAAAGCAATTAGAGAGAGCACGTAAAAAGCTTTCAAAGCTTAAGCAAGACCTTCAGGATTGGCTAGATCAATGCAATAGCGAAGACACATTCCAAGAAACTTTGATTAAAGTTTGGACAGACTACGAATCAACAGGCAATGGTTATCTAGAAGTTGGCAGAACTGTTCGTGGAGATATTGGTTATATTGGACATATCCCTGCAAAAACAATGAGAGTTCGTAGAATGAGAGATGGATTCGTACAACTGCTTTTTGGAAAGATTGTTTTCTTTAGAAACTACGGAGATCAGGATACTCCTAATCCAATCCTAGGCGGAAATGATAGACCCAATGAAATCATTCACCTAAAGAAGTACACGCCAGTAAATCAATATTATGGAGTACCAGATATTGTTGCAGCTCAGAACTCTTTGGCTGGAAATGAGTTTGCCGCAAAATACAACCTCGACTACTTTGAAAATAAGGCTGTGCCAAGATATATTATTACAGCAAAAGGTGCAAAGCTTTCACCAGAGTCAGAAAGAAAGCTTCTAGAGTTTTTCCAGGTAGGTCTTAAGGGCAAGAACCACAGATCACTTTATATTCCCCTTCCAGCAGATACTCCAGAATCTAAGGTTGAATTTAAGATGGAGCCAATTGAAGCTGGGACACAGGAAGGCTCGTTTGATAAATACCGTAAGGCAAATAGAGACGAAATGCTATTGGCTCATCGTGTTCCAATTAATAAGGTTGGAACTCCAGAAGGAGTTAATTTAGCCGTAGCCCGTGATGCGGACAAGACATTTAAAGAGCAGGTATGCCGTCCAGCACAGATGAGGCTTGAAAAGAAATTAAATGCAATTGTTGA